CACATGGCGGTGATCAATTAGATCTTGCGACACGAGCGTGAGACTAGGTCCCAAACACCCATGCGGCTTGGCCGGCTAACTTCGTCAGAGGTTAGTCGACCACGCGCTTCCAAATTCCGAAGAATTCGCGAAGTGCAGCTCCCCTCGCAGCCTGGGGGGGGAGCGCGGTCGGGGTCTCTCTGAGGAGGGACTCAAACCGCTCGATGCGCGCGGAACGGGTCTTAAAGAACCGTTCGCGTACGCGCACCGCGCCAGCACGCTCCCGTTGAACGGGGGCGCGACGGCGCAGCAACGTCCTCTTGTATTGTACAGAGGGACGCTGCGGGTCGGCGTTGAGTGGGTTCTCCACCTCGAACGATCCTGAACGGTCCACCTCCCAAAGGGAGGTGGGTCCAGTCTCGGTCTCGGGGGCGAAATCCCTCAGATACGTCGACTGCCTGGTAAACGTCTGAAGACGTTCCCAGGCCACCAGCCTGCAGACGTTGTGAGACAACTGCAGGATGATCTTCGTCACCGGGTCGCCCATTAGGACGCCCGAGGTCGAAACAAGGATCTTCGGAATATCTTCCGGAAGACCCTTGGGAAGGGCCACTATCCGTGGGTGCGTGAGCACCCTCGCACAGAGGTCCAGATACGCCGTGGGTAGACCGAGTCTACGCCCTAGCGTTAACAGGGTCAGCGCGCTTGTCTCTCTTTTTAGAGAGTCAGACGCTGCCTCCCAGTCTTCGGACGAGAACCATTGTTCTCGTTCGATGGGGACGTCCTCGGTCGAAGCGACCTGGACGTCCGACCCCTTGATGCGAGCATAAAACTCCCACAAGTGGTTGCCGGCGGTCATCCCGGAACGGGTTGACTCCAGCTCGCTGACGAACACTTTCATAGTGTGCGCCAGCGGGTGCAGAAGAGCGGCATGCTCCAATGCACTAGCGGTTGCGACTCGATATTTACCGGGTCCAGCCACTGCGATCGCGCGTACGGTGTAAAGCCGTTTACGCTCGATCCCGTTCGTGAACTTCTCGAAGGAATTCATGAACACCACCTCGCCGGGAGTACTAGTACCCGCGTCGAGGCGCTCACGAGTGATAAACTCACCCGTGGGCAGTCCCGTTTCCAGATTAAAAATCTGTTGCGGGACGGCAGCGAGGATTAACCTCCTCGCCGCCTCGAGCTTGCCGCCCTCGTTTTGAGGGACGTCGAGCTCTGCCGAGGAAGAAAGACTTATCTTCTCCTCGAGCTGAGCGCGAAGCATCACTTTAATGAGTGCCTCGCGGTCTGGCGCGATCCGCTCGAAAATCGAGCGGACCGCACGAACCGTTTCGTCGAGCTCATGCTCGGCTAACGGCTCAGGGACGCTCGTCGCGACAGCGACGAACTTCCTGTAGGCGGCCACCCTCATTTGAGGGGGCGGCAGCCCGATGCACCGGGTCTGAGTTATCAGAGCCAGGCGCTTCACGGCGGTCGGATTCATAGGTCCGGCCGTCGCGCGGACGACCTCGCGGAAAAACCACAGGTCGTCTGGGATGTCCTTCTCCATCAGGGGAAGTTCCTCCTTGAAGCCGAAGTCCTTTATCAGGTTCCTCGTCTTCTTGACCCTCTCGTAGTATGTAACTGCGTTAGGATCGTGGTTCGCGGTGTCATGA